AGATATTTTTGGATTAGCTTTTGCTAGTGTCCAAAGTTGTTTCACTTTTTCCATAGTTTCCTCCTATTTTATACTACCCCAATTGGGACCAGATTCATAGTCTACTTTGTTGGGAATTTCAAGAGTTACGGCGTTCTTCATAATGTTTTTTATTTTGGTTGCTTCTTCTGGATTATGTATAGAAATGTCTAATTCATCGTGAACCTGTATATGTGGAATAATACCTTCTTTATGTAAATTAATCATAGCTTTTTTGGTCATATCGGCGGCAGATCCTTGAATTAATTTATTTAAAGCTTTGTAAGTATAAGCTCGTTTGATCCCTGGTCCGTGTTCCAAGAGTGCTTGATCATGTGGTAATGCTTTATGAATCCCGAACTGATTAGGTTCCCATAACGGAAATCGGCATAACCGTCCAAGTAAAGTCCTTATTTTTCCACTGTTCTGGGCACGTTGCATAACAGCATACATCAATTGTTTTACAAAAGGAACCTTGGTATGATATTGGCTAAAAATTTCTTCAGCTTTTTCTTTACTCACCCCTAGTTCTGCCTGCAATTTATTCTTTCCCATCCCATAAAATAATCCTAGATTAATTGTTTTTGCTTGAAATCTAGGAATGTTGGCCATATTAGCCACAATACTATGAAAGTCTGCGTCTCCTGCTTTATAGGCGTTTAAAACTTCTTCTACGCCCAGTAAATTTTGAAGAGAAGCGTAATGCACTACCAACCTAGGCTCCTGTTGATTATAGTCAAAACAACCCCATGTATGGCCTTCCTCAGGGAGAAATAAAGACCTGATCCGTGGTCCAAGATCTTTGTTACGTGCTGGAATTTGTTGAAGGTTCGGGTTACTATAACTAAATCTTCCTGTTACTGTACCACCATTATCTCCGCGTAATTGATTAATCTCCGCATAGATGCGTCCGTTGTGCGTGTGTTTAAGGATCGTATCAATAAATGTGGTATGGGCTTTATTAATTTCTCGAGCTTTGGCAATTTTTTTAACAATAGGATCAGGGTGGTTAAATAGAAAATTTTTAGTAAAACTAGGGGCTTTGGTTTTAACTGTGCGATCGTAGGGAAGTTTAAGTTTATCAAAGACTTTAGCGATGGATCGAGCTGCCCAGATCTGAACGTCAACGTTCGTGCTTTGTTTCACTTCATGAAGTAAATTTTTTTCTTGTTCCACTAATGTTTCCTTTTCGATCGCTGCTTGTTCCTGATTTACCCGTACTCCGAGAAACCGCATTTCAACCAAACAAGGAAAGAGTTCCGTTTCCATTTTGAAAATATCTTCAATATCCTGGTGTTCAATTTCTTTTTTCAATTCCTGCCAAAGAGCCAATGTTAATTCAGCATCACGCTGAGCATAAGCTCCAACATACATGGCTGGTAATTTATACATTTCTTGTTTTGGATCTACACCCCAACTTTTTGCAGCTTCATATAAAGCTGTTTCATCTTTTCCTTTTCCTGTATAACGTCGGGCACAATTATTTAAATCATAGCGTAATTGATTTTCATCTACCAAGGCTGACGCAATCATGGTATCAACGACATCTCCTCCGATGGCAATATTGCCAAGAGTCCTGATCCAGCAAATATCGTACATTGCATTGTGAAAAATTTTAGTGGCGTCCGTCTTTAGAACTGCTCTAAACCATTCTAAAACTTTTTTTCGATCCATATTGCCTCCACCTGCATGGGCAATCGGATAATAGCCTGACCAGTCCTTAACGGCGACCGCAATACCTGTAATAACACCGTCTCCTCTAACGGAGCCGGATCCCATTTTTAAAAGGTTGACGTCTTTTGTTTCTAAATCGATAGCAATTTCGTCGTACTTGGATAAATCAGGAAAGGTTTCTGGAGGAAGCCATTCGGTTTGCGGTGTAAATAGAGGGGGTTGAATGCTCATTTAGGTACGAATGTATATCCTGGCGGTAATGGTTTGACATTAGGAGTGTTGCCGTAATCTCTTTCAATAATCATATCAATCATGTGTTTGGCTTTTAGTAGATCTTCCTTTCCTCCTTTATCCTTATGTCGTACTATGTATTTAATAATACATCCTTCAGGATATAGTAACTTATTTTCAACCACGAACTTACTAGGTTGAATTTTATATTTTAAATAGTGTTCGCCACCAATTTGTTTATCGTACGCACTCATAGTTGATAACTTTTATAAACATCTTTTGGTTCTATAATATGAAGATGTTCCTTGGTTCGTGTTGCACCTACATAGAATAATCGATTAACGTCATCGGGTCTTTTTTCGTACTCCCCGTACGTTCGTCTTGTTAAATCGGTGAGAAGAACAACGTTTTGACATTCTCCTCCTTTCGCTCCATGGATGGTAGAGAGTGTAATCCGCGGGGCTTGATTTAGTTTTTCTCCGTTTTGTCTCATCTTTCTAATATAAGAAACGCGTCTAAAAGGTGCTTCATCCAAGGCTTTATACCAAACTTGATCTGTTTTTAATCCATATTTATTTTGGCACTCTTTTAAAGAATAAAAATTATCTTTATTCATAAGAACTAATTTTTCTTTTTCTAATTGGCGAGGACTTATATAAGTAAATATTTGAGAAATAGTCTGATAATCCATCATTCCACCTTTTCGCCATTTTTCCCACTGAGTAATTGATTCATATAAATCTGATTCATATGCTTTTTTAAATTTATTTTTGTAGAAATATCCTTTTTGATAAAGTACTTCTTCTAATTCGTCTAATAAAGACCTGGTTCTCGCGAGTACGAGCCATTCTCCATGAGACATGTTAATGTCCCTAAAGTCAGAATATATAGAAACTTTTCCTTCTTTCATTTTAGGTTTCCATAATTTAGGAATACGATTATGAACTTTTCCAATAATTTTCATAGCAATTTCGTGAATCTTGGCTGGGATCCGGTAGGACTGAATTAAAGGAATAAATTTTCCTTGGAGAGTGATAAAACTATCCACATCAGCACCGGCCCATTTAAAAATAGCTTGATCATCATCACCCGCTATATAATTATCTTCTGTTCTATTCCATATAGTCTTAACCATATCCCATTGCATTAAGGATAAATCTTGAGCCTCATCGATAAAGACAACATCAAAATTAGGAGAAGCATTTGACTTAATAAAATTTAAAATCATATCATTGAAGTCTACGAGGTTGTATTCTTTTTTATATCTCTCTAATTCATTGGCGATAATTTTAAGTTTGTTAAATTCTACATCTTGAGTATGCTCTTTTAAATCGTATTGTTTTTCAAAGGATATATTTCTAAGTTTTGCTAATTGAATAATTCTTAAGTAATCACTCTTGGTTGAAAAAATACCATTCATTTCTTTTTCATTCTCTTCGTAGTCTACGGGAAATCCTAATTTTTTTCCTAAATCCTCATAATGTCTTTTTTGCATTACGTTTTGTTTTTGAATACCTAGTCTTCGAAAAGCTAAGGAATGAAGAGTTCTAAAATATGGCAGATCTTCTTCGGTTAAGTTAAATTTATCCATTGCTCGATCTCGGGCTTCGTGGGCAGCTTTTTGAGTGAAGGCAAAGTAACCGATTCTACTTGGATCTGTTTCTTTTAAATATTCCTCTACCTTCGTTAGTAAAGTTTCAGTTTTTCCTGTACCTGGTGGGCCTAATACTATTGTTCTCATTGTGCAATCTTTACTTCTGAATCAGTCTCAATCCAAACTCTAGCCCCACAAGACAAAGGTTTCTCTGGCCGATAGATAACAGTGCTAGGTCCTAGGATTTTGACTTGATGGGCGTAACGATTCGAGTGGCTTGTCTTGATGGTAATCACGGGATTATTTGTTCCATGTCTTCTGTTAAATCGTAATTTATGCGTATTAACATGTATTCTTATTTTCATTAGAAAGATTCCTTAGGTTTTAATTCTTTAGGTTTGTAATCGTCTGGTGATTTTTCAAATGAGTTTACGATGGTAACTGTTGGTCTATTTTTTCCGATCGTTATTCGATCTGTAGTGCAACCGCATTCTTCCTTGAGCATTTGACTTGTTTCTTGAAACTTAACGTCCCACCGTCTTCTTTGAAGAAAGCCATAGTAAAAAGAATCAAACAAAAAATAATGTTTTCCATCTTTGGTGTAGACATTTCCCTTTTTAATATCTTCTTTTTCTACACTTGAAGATCCACGATTCGTGCAAAATTCTTCAAGATGATTTGTCAGTTGATCTTTTTTGGTAGTTCCTGTCGGAGGAGTAATAATTTCTCGTGTTTTAAGTAATTGATTTACAAGGATTTTCCAATCTTTGAGTTTCATACTTGGAGGATATAATCCAATGCCTGCGATGCACGCTTCTTCAAATAAGGACTGTTGTTTTAAATATTTAGCGCTTGGAAGCTTAAGACGTTTACCATCCACATTTAAATAATAATAAGGTTCTTCCAACTGAATTTCCTGAAGATCGTTTAAGTCGGGAAATATAGCTTGGCCTCCGATTCCATAAGTTCTTGTTTTACATAATTCTTTATCGCAATGATTGCACATTGGAACGTCATTACATTTCCAGCCCCAGTCTTGTTTTTCATGTTGCTGTTTGATGGTATCTATTTCTTTTTGTTCTAAATCTCCAATAATATATTTAGCATGAAACCAAGAAATTTTTTCTTTCCAGTTATTCGGCCATTTCTTTTTGGCGTAAATAGCAAAATGAAATAAAGCATTATT